TATCCTCTCCAACATGTTCCTCTTGGCATTAAATCATTCCTTTATAATACTTTGTATAGGATGGATTATTTAATTTTACACCATCATAAACTGAATTTATTGCAGGTCCTATGTATCCACCTTCTGCAGCTTTTTTTCTTTTTAAAATTGTTGCAACATTAGATGGTTTAGGTCCTGTATTTCCTGCTTGTTGTTTTCTTTTAACAGCAGATGCTCTTTGACCTTTACTCATAGCTCTAGCTTTTGCAATAGGTACACACTTTGGATAATTCTTTCTTGTCTCTCCACCACTTCTTCCACATTTAGGATAAGATCCATCGGATTTTTTATTTGCTATATCAACCCATTTATCTTGGACCCACTTACGTAAACCCATATTAATATTTTTTTGTAACTTTTCTTCTGTCTTCCATTACATCGCCACAACCTTTAGCAATGCCGCCTTGTTTGTAATTAGATACTTTTTTTCTTTGTTGAGAAATACTTCCACCATCTTTTTTCTTTTTTCTTCCACCTGGAACTATTTTACCAGAACAAACTCCGCTCGCATACATGTTCGCGTACGCGCTCGGGTACACGGCAAATTTTGCTTTTGCAGCAGCTTTTCCTTTTGGACAAAGTTTAGCCATCACATTTACATTTGTTAATTTTAAATAACTTACAAATAAAATTTTTAATTTTTTTTAACATTATTTTTTCTCTCTTGCCAGTTCAAACATCTCTTTAGATGCTTTGTTTCTTTCTTCTACCGATCCACCTTTTTTCATGCCTTTTTTAATCATGCCACCTTTTTTCATTCCTTTAGGTTTTTTATCTTTGCTTCCTATAATAATAAGAATACCTTTTTTTGCTGAGCCACCTTTTTTTAAAAGAGCTCTACCTTTTCCTCTTATTGAAATATCACCCATTATTTTTTCGTTCCTTTTTTAATCATGCCGCCTTTTTTCTTAACAACACCTCTGCCTTTTAAAATATCTTTGAAAGTAACTTTACCATCACCTGTTAAATCTGGAAAACCTTTTTTACCTTTTACTTTTCCACCCTTCATCATTTTTGTTCTTGGTCTTAAATTATAATCGTTTCTCATTTTATCTCCTATCCATTTTCATGGTTGTTATTTGTTGGTCTATTAGCCATCGTTCGCGCAACAGATTCTGCACTACGCCCTATGACATACCCTCCGAGTCCAACATTCAATAATGTCCAAACATCGCCGGGTAATTCAAAAGAAATTACTGCTCCTGTGAATACTTTTATAACAGGTCCTATAACATAGTTCCATACTAAAATAAATATTAATACATACATTAAAAGGGGTCTCCACGAACTAGCAAACCAGCCAGCTTTTGCTTCAGCTTCGATAATTTTAGCTGCAGCCGTTAATTCTTGTGTATGAGATTGTAATAATTGAGTTTGTAATTGAGCTTTTAATTTTTCTTGTAAATCTTTATCGGGAACAGCTTTTTCAATTGTGCTAAATAGAATTTTAGCAAGAGGTGCTACAGCTCCTAGCATTTGAATCATGGTTTAATACCACTTTGCTGATCTTTTTTTGTCCGGAAGCATTCTTTTTTGTCCACCTACTGGAACTACTTGAGTTTCATCAGGATTAGTCATTTCTACATCAATTCCACCCTTTAGAAGTCCGTCAGGTTGTATAAATTGTGCAAAATCAACTTGAGTTCCGTATTCAGATCTCTTTGTGGATTTTTTTACAGCTTTTTTTTCTTTTAAATTGTTTTTCATGGTTATAATTATACTCCTTTTATGTTTTTATACAATAATTATTGTATTTTTTTGTTTACATTAGCTGCTTCTTGTTTTAAGAGCGAAGTGTTAGCTCTTAATTGGGCCAATTCTTCATTTTGTTCTAGTTTTTCATCAAAATTAGACTGATTCATCATTGCTTTCATAGTATCTAAACTGATTCTACCTGAATCATACTGTTGTTTTGCTTGATCTTGTCTAGCTTTTAGGTCTAACTCTCTTGATTTTAATCTCAATAAAGGATCACCTGCAAATTCAGATACAATTTTTTGCTCCTCTTTCATATAATCTTTCATCATCTCAGCAATTAACACTGCTTTTCTTGAATTGATAGTAGACATCAACAAATTAGCTTGGTTAATCAGTTGTTGATTCTGAGGTTGTTGTTGTAACATCATTTGCATTTGCTGAGCTTGTACTAATTCTTCTTCAAACTCCATTTGAATTTGTTCTTGTGCCATTAAAGAAATTCTTTCTAATATATTTTTTTGTAAAGTTGCCATAACCATCGGATTATTTTGTACTGTATTAGATTGCATAAAACTTAAATGTGAATCAATGTGTGCTTTATGATCTTGTCCCGGAAATGCTTGAATAGGTTTCATACCCATTGCAGCAATCTCTTCCAATACAGGATCTAGTGGTTGTGGTTGTGAAGGAGGTGGTAAAATAGCATTAACATTTTTTACTCCAATAGCATCATACATAGAACGATACGCTTGGTATATATCGTGGATCTGTGGATTAGATTGTGCTAACTGTAATTGTGTTTGTGCCATTCCAATTCTTTGTGTTTGAGAAAAAATATTTGGATCTGCTATTGGTAGAATATCAATCCTTGCATCAAAGTCAGATGCTTTTATATTTCTAGAAGCTCCCGGAATATCATAAGGATATTCAGGTGGTAAATAACTTGCAAACACTTCTGCTAATAATTTTAATTCTTGTTTTAATCCTACATATAATCTTTTATGGATAGCAGACATGACCCTCGATCCGCGCTCCAATAATGCTACTGTCGTACCGACGGCAGCTTGTTGATTCATATCGCCCACTTGCATATCAGCGATGGACGCGAAGCGTTGAGCTGAATTAACACATAAACCCATTAGTTCTAATAGAACTGGATTTGGCCCTTTGAAAGGAAGTTGCATAAATTGAGATTGAATATCTCCTCCTGGTACATCTACATCTCTAAATTCTCCTGGTTGTAAAGGTTGAGCATCATCTCTCATTCTTACACCACGTGTTTTAAATCCTGCTGGTAAATTTGCTAAAGTTCCTGCATCTAGTAATTGTCTTAGAGCTGCAGTTGCTGTTCTTGATAATCCACCAATCATGTGAATTAAACCAAAACCATAAAATCCAAGTCCTGGTAAAAATTTAAATTGTACAAAGTAATTAATTTTTTGTTTACGTGGATCTTCTTGTAAATAATTTCTTCGAATAGATAAAATTTTAGTATTAGATTCTGCAAGAGTTACTACGTAAGGTAATTTAATTCCGGTAGGCTCACCAGTTTTAGGATCAACATCTTCAAATCCAGGTAAATCTAAATTTACATGCATTTCTAAAATAGTATACTGATCTTCTTGATCGCCTTTTGTAACTCCTTGAAGTTCTCTTTCCTTATCTTTAATTTGATCGTTTGTTACAGGAGGTTCTCCTAGTTCAATATCTTTATAGAATCCTGATACTTGTTGTTTACGTAAATCATTTTCTGAAATGTTAATCACATGAACAATTGCTTCTGCATCATCAAGTGAAGTTGCAGAGTAAGGAACAATTAGATCATCTGCTGGAATAAATTTGGATACGGCTCTACCTAATAGATCGTCATAATAAACTTTCTTAAAGGTAGAACCGCTTAGGGGTAAATAAAATAACATCTGGTCAAACTCGGGTTCGTATTCCTTCATCTGATCCATTATTTGATAATTCATGAAATCTTTTACACGATTAGCTTGATCTTGTTTTTCTGGAGTAATACTTCCTAAAATTTGTGCGCGAACAGGTCCATCGGCTGGTAATAATTCTTTATAAGCTTGTGCTTGAAATTGTGTAACTGCTTCTGCAAGAACAGGGTGTGTAACTGCCGCTGCTCCTCTAAAAGGTTCTGTTCTTGGTTCGTATTTAAATCCAAGTAAGTTTAATCCGTTTTGGTAAGTTTCTTCCCAATCGCCTCTTGATTCTTTGTAACCGGTATATTTGTCATATAACTCGTTTGCAAGAGGATCTAATTCACCATCATCAATAATTTCTGCTAAATTATCAAAATGATTTAAAGATTCTAATTCTTCTTGAGCATTAGGGTCAAAAGAAATTTCTGCTCCACCATCTGCAGTTTCAACTACTTCTACTTCATCTGTAGATTGAGATTCTATTTCGCTATCAGGTTCTTTAGTGAAAACTTCTTGTTCTAAAAATTCTTGATCCGAAGGCGGATTATTATTAGGTAATGCGTCGTCTATTTTTGCCATTCTCTTTCCTGTTAAAAATTATACTCACCTTTTGGAGGCGATACTATATCTAAGATACCATTACTTGTAAAGGTATTGGGCTCTTCAATATCTTGATCTAATTGCATGATTCCTTCTGGTCTTTTTTTAGGTGTAAAAGTATCTACTACTCTTTGTCTAAAATCAGTAATACCTTGTTCAATACCTTCTCTTCTTTTTTTTGCTGCATCTAACATCTGTTGTGAATCACCATAATCAGTAATACTTCTTATAGCTAATGGAACATTTACAGCTCTTGATATTACAGGATCTTTTAAAAGATAAGAACCAGCACTTGCTAAAGAATCATAAAGTGGAACTCCGGCTGTATAATTTAAAAACAAATCTGCAGGAGCTAATGCCAAAGAACTTCCAGGTATATATTTAGCTGCTTGTTGTATAGCTGGTTTAGCAGCACTATATTTATCAAAAATCATTTTACCTGTTCCTTGTTCTGAAAATACTTTTTCTTGAGCTTCCTTGGCTTGCTTGGGTGTAAGAGTTTGAGTTTTTAAAAATTCTTTACTTCTTGCTTCTGCTTCTTCTCTTGAAATTAAATTTTGATCAACTGATTCTTTAATTATTTGATTTGCTAAATTTGCTTTAATTGTTGCATCTTCTACACTTCCTGTAAAATTATTTTTTCTACTAGGAAACTGAATTTGACTCATGGGTTTATTAACTAAACCAATACCTAAAGTTTTTGTAATATTCTGATCACCTCTAATTACATCTAATGTATCTACGTTAATAAGAATAGGTTTAATTCTTCCTCCTACTCCATCCTTAACTAATTCTGTAATATCAATATTATTTTTATCAATTTTTTGTTTTAAACTTTCTGGAATATTATCAACTCCATAATTAGAAGCTTCCGTATATAAACTTCTTTGAACCGAATATAATGGTTTTAATTGTCTCTCTAATGTTTTAACACCTGTCTCAAATTTTTTTACTCCTTCTCTATTAGATTTATAATAATCAGGACCTAAATCAGAGGGAGTTAATTGTTCTCTAAATCTAGCTAATTGGTCGATGTCTGAACGATGCGCCATATCTATAGGATAAGAAGAAGTAAATCCACCTATACGTTTTAATCCCAATGCTTTTTGAAAATTTCTTTTCCATTCTGATAAATGTAGTTCATAAGGTTTTGAACCAAGTTTATCTAATTTTCTGATTCTTCTTTCAGTTACTTTTTTTCGTTGAACATCTTTTGGTTCAGTTGAAAATGTTGATTTTCTTTCTTCTGTAGGAGTGCCAATAGGTAAAACTTTTAATTCTTCAGTTTTTGATAAATCTTGAATCATCTTACCTATTCTTGAATTTGCTAAAGTAAAATTAGAATCAGGAAATAATAATTTAGCTAAAGAAGATCTAGATAGTTTTCCATAGTTATCTATTATTTGTTGTCTTTTAAATTTATCTTGAACATAACTCTCAGGTGCTTGAATATTATATTCTTCAATTGCTCTTCGTATTCTTCTCATAGAAATATCTGATTGTTCTGAAAGTTTTGGTTGTGATATTCCTGATTCAATTGCTGGTTTAATAATTTCTAATTCTTTTTGCGTGATTGGTTTTTTCATTTGTTCTCCTCTTACTTTAACAGCTTTTTTTTGAGCTACCCTAGCTTGTTCTTCTGTAGCAAAATATTCTTGAGGTTTTCCTGCTCTTTTATAAATCCAAGGTTTGCTTGGATTGGATGGTTCTTTTAATTTTCTAACAGAGGGTTGTACTACCTGTCCTTCAAATTTTTTACTAAATTCTTTATCTATATTATCTCTAAATTTAATAGCTTGTGCCAATCCTTCTTTTGTACCTGGAGCTGTAAATTTTTTATTAAATCCTTGTTTACTATATTTAACATAATATCTTTTTTCTCCTCCTTTAGTATTAAAAGTTTTTATATATGGTTCTCCTTCAACTGGAGCTAAATTATATCTTTGACCCGCATATCCACCTGGACCATCTACTAATCCACGCTTCGCGATCACCTCTCCCCCGCGCGCGAGGCCACGTTTTACAGCTGGTTTAACTTCACCAGTTTTTTTATCGTATAAAACATTTTGTGTTTTCTCTATGATCTTATTTACAATCTCAGCAATCTCATCTGGAGTTAATTTCTTAACTGGTCCGCCGTCCGCGAGCCGCTGTCGTGATTTTAAATTATCAAGGATTGATTCGAATGGGCCTGCCATTACTTCATTCTGAATAGAGAATTCAGTCCTTCGCCTGGCTCAAATTCTCTTTTATACTGCAAATTGAATTGAGGGCCGCGGTCTTGACTATAATTTATATTTCCTGAAAATTGATTACCTTCATTCATTGTACCAAACCCTGCACCTATAGTTGGACCCATTCCTCTTTCTGCATAAATTCCACCTCCACTTTGTCCACCAAACATATCAAAGTTTCTAGTGTAACTAGCAAACGGATTTAAATTTTGTGATAACCCTACATTTAAATTTTGTTCAGGTGTATTAATAATACCTACTTCTATTGGTGGATATCCTGCTGATCCTCCACCTGCTAAACTAACAATACCACCCATTGCTAATCTTGTTCCTTTATCTTCTAAATAATTTTCTAATTGTTCCATCTCTGCGGGAGTTAATTGAAATAAAGGTTTTCCAAAAAGTTCCATTGCTGCATTATTTTTTTCAGCTTTTGGACTTGGTGCAGATGCCATTATAATTTCTTCTTGATTCATAGCTTCATCAATTGGATATCTTTCTCTTAAATTTTTTTCATCTTGAAATCTTTGATATTGATTAAAAAGGTCTTGCATAGAATTTCTTTCTCTGTTTAATAAAAATTCTTTAAAATCATTTTCCATTTAATAATATTCCTTGTTCGTGGGTGGTATAATAAAATCTTTTTCATCTTCAGGGTGCGTGATAAAACCACCTTGTCTAAAACGCATAACCGCTTGTGTCATAGAATCCACAAGATCATCGTGATCCCCATAAGGAAATGAAGCACATTCTTCTATAACTTCTTCTGCCCACTTTTCATCTGGCGCCCAAATAATACCACTTTCAAATAGTGGTGATACAGCGTTTACTCTAGCATGTTTGTCGTTTCCTCTACTAGGTGTGAAATTTATAACAGGTATCCCCATTTTTCGCAACTCATAAGTAAGGGGTAATCCAGAAGCTTTTGACTCTACGATAACTGTCTCGGGGTTCCAATACCTATATTGTTCCATAGCTTTTTTCTTTAGTTCCGGGAACTCTAATCTTTCTTTGATAGCATCTAAAAGTATTAAATTAGCAGGACTATCTTGGTCTGGATAGAATACACCCCAAGTAGTTATTGCAGAATAATCCGCACTTTCCTTTTTTAAAAATGCCGTATCATAACTTTGAATAACATGTTCAAGTGGAGGCATATAAGATTTATCCCACTTCTTCCACCATTCCCTTTTGATTAAGGATCCCTCTTCTGAAGTTGGATTTTGCATCCATTGTGCATTCCATTTCTGTAAAGAGATGGAAGATTTAACTCCTTCTAGTTCTTCTAATTTCCAATACTCAGGCCATACTGCTTTACCGGAAGGTAAGATTGCAGGAAACTCAATGATGTCCCATCGATCTGATTTAATTTCTTTTTGTGATTTAAGTAACATCCCTGTTAAATCTTTTAAGTTCCAACGAGTCATAACTAAAACGATTGCGCCGCCTGGTTGTAATCGCTGACGAGGTCCTGATGTATACCACTCGTATGCCTTCTCCATAGAATCCATGTTCAACGCATCTTGCTCCGAGTGCGGGTCATCAATGATAAGTAAGTCCGCTCCGCGGCCCGTGATCGCCGATCCAACACCGGCTGCATAATATTCTCCACCTTGTTCGGTTTCCCATTTACCTGCTGCTTGAGAATCTTCTCGTAATCTTGTATCGAATACTTGTTTGTATTCTATCGAGTCCATTAAGTTTTTAGCTTTACGTCCAAAGCGGATCGCGAGTTCTGTAGTGTGTGTTGATTGTATAATTTTTAATTTTG